AGCTTGAACCATTGCCGCCAGTGTTCACTGCCTTTGCTACGGTTGCATTCGCGGCAGGCTGGTACAAGGTTATTCACGACGGTGTTGCCACCTTTGTGGCGCGGCTTGACATGATCCAAGGTGTCGGCTGTGGCATCGCAATAGGCACAACAGTGCTGCCATGCTTCAAAGATTTGCTGCCTGAACCTTTGCTTTGCGGAGCGCTTGGGAACGAGAGATGTGCCATCAATCTGATGATCCACGCAACTCAGGGATGGGTAGGACGTTGACCGAAAGGCCAAGGATGTGATCGTTCGATGGCGCCAACTCAGTGAGCCGCGCCACGAAGTTATCGCTCACATTCTCAGGGTCGTCGTCTTCGCTTTCGACGACGATTGTGTACTCAACCTCTAGGACGTACTGCCTCACGCAGGGCTTACCAGCATCGCCCAACCGGTGCCGGGACCATCTACCTCCCAGCGGCGCAGCCAGTTTTTACGGCTGTAGGCAATGCCTGCGCCTTTGGTGTGGTTGAGATAGCCGCCATTTACCATGTCGGCCTCGCCGTTCGGATCGTTGTGGATGTAGGCGCCGCTGGTTGCCCCGATGATCACGCTCCAATGGCCGCCGCCAGTAGGCGCACCGACAGGCCCCTTGTGCAGCCAGCCGACCATTATGGGGCGGCCAGCCTGCAGCTCGGCGTCGATCACGGCAGAGTTGCAGTTGGTGCGCAGCCGCGCGGTTAGCGCCAAGGATTGCAGCGCCTTGATCTGCGCTTGCGCGTCGGTGGTATCGCCGAAGCGGGCGCGGATCTTGTTGTAGGCATCGTCGCTGGTGACCTTGCCGTAGAAGCGGGCCACCATGGCAGCGCTGCTGCTGAAGCACTCGCGGTAGCCGGTGCCGCTGGCGTTGTCGTTCTGCGCCTCATAAGGAACGCGTAGCAGGATGCCCTGCTGTTGCAGTTGCGGTGTGCCCTTCTGCCAGAGTGCGCCCTCAGCCTTACGGCGCCGCAGTAGGCCGGCTTCGACGTTTGTGCCAGGGTTGCAGTAGAGCAGCAACGCAGCTGGCACCGATGGCCAGTCCTTATCGCGCAGCGCTGCGCTGATGGTGTCAAACCCAGCGCTGCCGTAGAACCCAGTACCGAGGTTGTAGGCAAAGCTGATCAATGCGCAGCGCTGTGGATCGGCCATGCTTGCCCAGTGCGGGATCGCGCGCAGGCGGTCTGCAATGCGGTCCACCTCAAGGCGGAGAAGCATATCGGCTTCGATGACGTTGATCTTGTCGCCGCGCTTGACCGGATCGCCAGCGCCATAGCGCGTGGTGCCGTAACCGATCGTCCACGGATCGCCGCCGCTTAACGGGTCTGGGTAGGCGCTGAGGTGACAGCCCTCGAACTCCTTGATGATCTGGATCGCATCGGCCAGATCGGTCTGCACACCGGCTGTGCTCCATGTCTTGAACCATGGCTGATCGCGGCTCAGAAGGCGCGGACCGATTGCAGCTTCCAGCTCACTGATCGCCGCCAGCTGATGCGGCAGGCCTTTGAAGTAGCGGAACAGATCAACCAGCCTGAGCTGCGTCATGGTCTTTGCAGGTGCTGCGGCACTGACTGCCGGTAGCTGAATGCGCTTTTGATCTCAGACCAAATGACAGGACTGAGCATGGCGGCAACAACGGCGAGGATCACCACCTGCGCCATGCGCGTTTCGAGTCGGCCAACGCGGACGCCCAGTCCGCTCCGCTCAGTCTTGTCGGAGATGGCGGCATCCAGCAGCTGCTTCAGCTGGCCTTCCAGCACGCCAATGGCGCGCAGAATCTCGCCGTGCGATGGCTCAGTCACCGCTTGCGGGAGGCAATGCCACGCAATGCGCCGAGGATCAGCTGAACCCAGCCGTTGGCTTTGACGCCTGGCAGGAGGCTGAGAATTTCAGAACCGGCCAGCAACGTTATGGCAACGCTGGTGATCCCCTCGGGAGTAGGTGCCATAGCTGGCGTGAATCGCTATCTCAGGTTAGCTACCCGATGCTGCGCCGCCCGCCAGGGTGCAGGTGACGGTGGAGGCTAGGCCGAAAGATGCTGCAGCAACCACAGCTGGCACGCTGATCAGGCTGATTGAGATGTTCACGTAGCCGGCGGATAGGTGGTCTTCCTGCGGCTGCGCTGCGTAACGCCAGTGCGTGGAGGTTGGCACCAAGTCGGTGAAGCTGGTGTGCCCGGCCCACGCTTCAGTGCTGAGCGGGAATGCGATGTAGCCGCCTTGTTGCTCGCGGTAGTGATCGCGCAGCAGCTTGGCCTGTGCTTGCGTCAGTGCAGCGAAGCTCAGTTCAAGGATGTGGCTGTAGGCGGTGGTGCCATGCCGGAAGCGGACGCTGCCACCACCGAAGCCCTTCTCTTCGGTGACGGGGAAGGTGCCCATGCTGTAGCGGCGTGTGGCCGGCTCCAGCGCCGGAAAGGTGGTCATCAGTTCTGCAGCGTGATGGTGCTGCTGCCCAAGCTGAAGGTTGCAGAGCTGCTGCTGACATCACCGCCGAAATCGACGTAGCAGACCAGTTCATCGCTAGATGCCGCGCCACCGCGCGACTTGTAGATCACAGCAGCCCTGGCGGTGATGGTGCTGGTGGCCCAGTTCACAGCGGCAAAGCTGAGCGTGACGCGATCGTTGGCGGTGTCCTTGGTGACGGTGCAGGCGCTGGTGACGCCGCCAGCGGTGTAGCCGGTGCCGCTGACTTCGTTGGTGACATCATCACGCTTGTCGTGCGTGTCCTTGTTTGGCGTGTAGGACGAAGTGACCAGCATCACCTTGAAGGTGTCGGTGTCGAAGTCGATGGCACCACGGGCCATGTCATCAACGGCTGAGTTGTAGATCAGGGAAGCCATGATGTACCTGCGTTGAGATCAGTCTAGGCCGGTGGTGTTGGCCAGCTGATGTCAAATGGGTTAGCAGCATCGGCCAGGTCGCGCAGGGCCTGGCGGTAGGCGGCCCAGGCGTCACGATCGGCGCCGAGGTCGTAGTCGGCGATCTGCGTCCAGTCGCTGGCCTTGAGCAGCTGGATGCGCTGCTCGCGGACCTTGGCGTACTGCGCCTGCAGCTCATCGAAGCTGTAGGGACGCACCACAAACTGCGTGCCATCCCAGTCGATCGTTTCCAGCTTCGGGTTGCACTCGGCGCGCTCGTAAGGGCCGCTGTATCCGGCACGCTCCAGCTCGTCAGGCGTGAAGGTGCTGCTGTCGGTGCGGGTGCTGCCGTCCGCAAAGCGGATGCGGTGCGGCAGGGGCGCGGGGGTGGTGGCGTTGTGGGAGTAGAGCATCAGGCGTTAGGGAATGGCGCGGTAGCTGGCTGAGATGGCGTGGGTCATATAGCCACAATCGCTGTAGCCGTAAGATTCGTGCCATAAGCAGTTGCTGGCGTTCCTACTGTTACGGTGGCGAGAGTCGTATATGTAGATCCATCATCTGAGCCCTGCAAGTCAAAAGATGCTGGAAAGCGTGGCTGCGTAAAGCATGAAATTACCCGGATATGCCTTACGGTTTTTTTAGATCCAAGATCAAATGACATCGTGCTAGAAGATCTGACAGAATCCCATGAGGTCTTGTAGGATCTGTTTGTTGATGCGCTGATCGTCCCATCGGCCAGGTAGGAGTCAAGTCCGCCGCTCCACGTGATATTGCTTGTAGATGTGATGCCAGTTAACTGGCTGAAATCGCTATTAAAAAATTGAATTTCAGATAGATCTAGAGCATCTCCGTTCAGCGCAGTGCTCGCAAAGTTGGTAAATCTAAAATACCTATATGAATAGCCTGTCGGCGGCGCGAGTGGATAGATAGGACTTATGACGCTATCAGTGACGGTATATCGACTTAAGTCGGAAAATGTTTTTATTGGAAAAAACGTGATTCCATCATTGCTAATTTGCAATGTTGCGGCAGTAATTAAATTTGCTCCAGCGTTAGCGTATGTTGCGTATTGCCAGCCATCAGCCGTAACGGCTGATCCGTAATCGTAGTAAATACTGCTCGAGTTATTTGGAGTATTAAACTGTACCGCTCTTGCGTTAAGAACGTTATTATTCATGTTAGCAGCGGTAAATGATGCAAAATTGGCTCCGCTTGCAAGCCATGTCCCGCCTGTAATGTATGAACCTGCATTGCTAAGTCGAAATTCACTCACTTCAACAGTTGTCGCATTTGTCGTGAAATTAGTCCATCGCCAATATCGCGCTGTATAAGATGTGGCTGGCCAAGCATTGTCTCGCGCGGCGGCGCTTTGCTCTTGCGGAATCCATAGACCACTAGCCTGACCGTTCTGCGGTCTTCTGCTAACGCCAATCAAGCCGCCGTTGAATCCCAGCATCAGCTGATGTCCTCGTAGGAAATGACAAGCTCCAGGTCGCCGGCGGCGCTGGCTTGGGCGCGGAGGCTGTGGCCTTCCTCCAAGTAGATGTACGTTTCGCGGGTGACCAGCACCTGAGTGGCGTCGGCCGGGACCGTGATGGTGTGAGCCAGCTCGTAGCCGGTGGTGCCATCCCAGTGCTGCAGCGTGATGTCAGCGGCCGCTGCACCGTCCACGTTGGCGCAGTACACCGAGTTGATCTTCAGCACCTTGCCGCTGCTGGCGCTATTGCTGAGCGCTGCAGCCATCGAGGTGGTGACGGCATAACCTACCGACTTGCCGGTAATCGTTGTTGGTGTCTTGAGGTTCGGCGCTGCCATGAATTAGTTGCCCCACCATTCAACATAGGCTAGCGATTCCCAGCCATATAGCTGCACAGACATGTCGGCCCAGTAATCGCTAGCTGCCGTGCCGCCGGTTGCTGTGCCGCCCGCCAGAGATAGCGTAATGCTCTCGTCAAGGCCAGTTGCATCAGCGGCGACTCCGGCAGTGCCTGCATCTAGGGATACAGTCACACTGGCAACAATGCCATTGGCGGCGCCGATGCTG